GCACGCAATGCGTGCTATAATGATAGACAGAAAGGAGGTGATAATGTGAAAGCTAAAGATGTTATTGAGATATTGATTGGCCTGTGGGCCAACATTATCGCAACTGCTTCTTTCATCGTAGCTGTGAAAAAGCAAAAAAATACCGCCACCGAAAATCCACACAACAAAAAACGGTAACGGTAGCCAAGGTCGGAGGGCGGAAACGCCCTCTGATCCCGGCACATCTTTAGTATATGCGTTAGTTATGAAAAAGTCAACACTTTTGTTCATCTGCACATCTGGTTTGCTTTGCATAATGGCGTTTACGGTTTTTCCAGAACCGCTTAAAATCCCATCTTTGTGCGTGGCCGTTGTTTCAAGTATTGCGGCGTTGGCTACTGCTCTAAAGCGATAAGCAGACTGTATTCACAACACAGAAAGGATAATGGAAATGAAAAGAAACGACACTTATTACCAGGTAGTTACCTATCAGGTCCGGAAGAACGGAGAACCCGGTGACGAATGGGAGTATTATTTGGGAACAGATCTTGAAGCTGCCAAAATGGCTTTTGACGGCGAGCGGGCCAGCAAAGGCTACAAGACCGAGCTTCGTCAGATGTGGGAAGATTTTGATCCGGACGGAGACAGCTGGGATTACAATGTTCTTGAAGAAAAGTGAGGTGAAAACATGGCCATATTAAATAACTTGGGGCAGCAAGTGTCCTTTGAATGTGCGGACTTGATCAAGGATGTGCGGGAGGACATACAGCACCTGCGCCGCACCAAAAAGGTAAGCGTAGCTTGCAGGGTCAAGGCCGGAGTCAAGATCGTGTTTGATTATGCACTTGATCAAGAAGAAGAAAAACGCTTCCATTTGTCCGAGGATGAATGGCTTGAAAGTATGACTTTGGGTCAACTCTTGGCGTATGCGCTCCGCCAAAGCCGGCCAACTGTTTCGCCTGGATCTTTTGACAGCGTAAGAGATCTGTACGACGCCAGCGGACTGAGCATAAGCGCATTTTCCGGCACACTTGGCATACCGCTACGAACTGTTCAAGATTGGATCTACGGCAATCGACAGTGCCCCGGTTATGTACTGGATCTAATGGCTTACAAATTGGAACACGAAAACAAAATCTAACAGCAAAGACCCGGTGGGATCACTCCCTGCCGGGTCTCTTTTCTTATGCCTTATACTTAAACTACAAGTGCCGGATCGGCGGCAATATAACCACCGTCCACCAATTCGTAGAACGGCGTGTCCGTACTTCTGTCAACACCCCTTGCCATTAGCACATCGCCGGTCTTGGCCAGCCGGAGCACATCCTCGTCTCCCAAGATCGGGCGGCTGTGGACCCTGACGGATCCTTGAAACACTACCCTGATCTTGAATGCCTTGTCCTTTTTTGCCGCCTTGGCAGCGGGCTTTTTCGTTTCTGCCATTTTTTGCTCCTTTATTTAACGAATTTTTTGTTGCCGTCTTTTTCCCACACGCACAGCCAGCCGGAGGGGCAGCGTGCCCATAAGTTGCCGGTGCTGAGCAGCTTGGTCTCCAGCACGGTGATGGTTGTGCCTGCCCGAAACATAGCGTCTGCTTTGGACTTGCTACTGGTAGCGTGTCGCCGGCCGTCCGTGGTCAGGTCCTTGACCTTCTTGCGTCCGGTAGCAGCGCCTGCGCCCTTGTAAATCCCACGCACCGCCGTGGTGGTGTATTTGCCCGGCTTTATGGTAGGCGCCTTGGGTGTTGCTTTGCGGTAGTTCACATCGCTTGCCGCGTAAACCGTCTTAGCACCCTTGGCATTTGTGAACAGCCAAATACCGCTGATGTCTGACGCAAGGGCGGTAGGCTGTACATACACTTCCCTGGCGTTCTTCACCTTGGTGTATTTGCGGCGAGCGGCAGTCAAAGTGAACTTGCCATCATACCAGTACGGGTCGAGAATGATCAGGTTACCGCTCTTGTCCAGTCCGCCCACATACACATAGTGGCCGCCATTACTGAACAGCTGCTTGCCGCCACCAGATACGCACACAATAGCCTTGCCGCCGGCTTTTAGGTGGTTTTTCAGATCGGCAACGGTCTTGGCCCGCTTACTTACGATTGAGTAGTGCTTTTCCAGGTATGCAGCCACCTTGCCCATATCGGTGCCGTCTGCACTGCGTGCGCCCATCAGCAGGCATTTCTGCGTCCAGGCTGCTGTGTCTAAGCCTGTAAAGCCGAAGTTATGGAGCACCATAAGACTTGAGCACACCCCGCAGCCACTGGTGTAGATACAGCCGCTGGTGCCGTACTTATAGGGGTGGAATTTGCTGGGATAACGGATAGACTTGCATTTTTCGGTGGTCTGTCTGCAATAGTACAGCTTACTCATGACTGCCCCTCGCTCTCTGCTGTCTCTGTCCGTTCCAGCGCCAGTGTCTCATCTGCTTTCAAGGCAGCTTTTGTAAAGCTGTTGTTCTTCCACCAGGCGGTCAGGGAAGCTATTACGGCCACCACCGTTGACACGGCGGTGTAGACTTCATCATCGCTGAACGGAAGCGGGTTCTTGCCAAAGGCATTGAGCAATACATTCAGCAGAGATACCGCCAACACGACGGTTCTTGCGATGGTTCCTGCGGTTACTTTCATAGTTAATCCTCCTTTTGCGGCTCCTCCGGGAGCGCAATTATTTCGTTGTAAAATCTGGTCATCATCCCATTGCCGCCCAGGGCATGGTATGCGTCATAGACTTTGACCATGGCTTCTTTTGCATAGAGGGGGCAGTATTGCCGCTCGGTATGCTTTTCGTGCTGCCGTATGATCTCGGCACGCAATATGGACTGCAAGCCGTTTTCAATGGCTATGTACCGGGCTGTGGTGACTTCGTCCATTGCTTTCTTGCTCTTTTTCTTCGCAATCAATGAAGCAATCACAGCGGACACGGCACTGCCGACAACCGTTGACACGGCAGCAGTCAGGGCGGCGGTGAGAAATGCGTCATACATCGGTCTCACCCCCTTGCAGGGCGTTGATCTCTGCTCTGTATGCTGCCCGCTGCCGGCGGATCGGTGCGTACTCATCCTCGGACAAGGCTCCGTCTGTGTACTTCAAACACAGATAATCTGTTTCAGCCAGCTCAGACTTCAAAAACGCAATACGGCTTTCGGTCTCTACATTCATTTTGCCACCCCCAATACTTCCACCTGTGTGCCCGCTCCGATCGTCTTGCCGTTTGTTGGGAACGACAGGACTTTGATTGCGCCATGGCCCTCGGCGTCCTTAAAGATGTTGAATGTGATACCGCTGGCGGCCCAAATTGTTCCGCCGACCATGGAGTTGGCGGCATTGAAGTTGCTGGAGATATTGCCCTTGTTGACCAGCACCCGCACCATATTCTCGGTTATTTCTGCTTCAGCAACGACGAAAGAGCCCTTTGTGGTGGCTGTTTCAAAACGAAATGCATTAGGTAACATACACTTTGAAGTGTACGAGTTGATGTACACCGTATTGTCTCCAGCGGCGGAATTGGCGGCGCTTCCAGCCACAGCCATGCGCAGTCGGATTTTGCGACAGGGCTTGGTGAGGTTCCACTGCTGGTTCACTGTTGTATCGGCGTCAAATGTCTTGGAAAACACAGGCTCCCATTTTTCACCTGCGCCTGCCAGCTTCTCTTTCACCTCGGCAAGGCCTGCCGTGGCGTCTGTGATCTCCTTGGCCAGGGCGTCAGTCAGAAGCCCTTTTCCGATGATATTATCGGAGAAGTGCCAGGCTTTGAGCGCCTTGCTGCCGATCTTCAGTGTTGTCACCGCGCCTTCCTTGATGTTATCTTGTTCCACGGCGCCGTAGCCAATTTTGGCGCTCTTGATTGCCCTGTCTGCTATTTTGGCGCTCGTAATTGAATTCAGACCGATGTTCCCAAGCGCCGCACCCTCTGCCAGGTGCTTTGCCTGCACGGTTCCGTCTCCTACATTGGATAGCACCGTCATATACTTCCAGGTGGCTTTTTCCGCCGTACCAGTGGTCGTGCATTGGTAAACTGTGCCGGTACTCAGGTTAAGATACAGGTCACCGATGAATGCGGAGCTGATCCCGGAAGCCGGGTAGGTGCTTTCACTGCCCACTGCACCATCAATGGCGGTGCCGGTGTGCCATTTGTTAAGAAGCACATCATCTGCGGATAGATCTGCGCCCGCTGCCGTAGACAGATCCCACTCTTCAACAGTCACATTCAGCATGGTGGCGTCGTTATAGTTGATGAATGAGGTGTCTGGCTTTCCGATGTATGCCAGTTTAATGATGTCACCCTCGCTGACTGCTGTAACGATTGGCCCAGTGATGTAGGTCTCATACTTACCGGATCTTGTACATATACACCGCTCAACGCGTGTTGCCGTGCCGTCGGCCTTGACGATGTACAAGTCCATTTCACACTGCGTTAGAGCGGTGGACTCATACATATACGCCTGCCCGGTGATCCTCACTTTGCTTACGCCTTTGCCTATTTTTACTCCGCCGTCAGCCAGCGTGAGCGCTGTGCCGTATTGGCGTGCGGCCGATGTAAGATTTAGGTACACCGGCGCCTCGTATGTTCCCTCAGCCGTCGGCGTGAATTTGGCGGCAAGGACCGCCTGGATGTGTGTGGTTTGCGCCTGCTTGTGCAATCGCCCATTGACAAGCGCTACAGCCGCCTTGAGCGTTGCTACATCTTCTGCCGCCGGCACTTTGGACAGCTTAGACAGTGCGTCTCGGAGGGCGGACCAGTCGTCGCTTTGTTCCATACCGGCAGTGCTCTGGGCGCCGTGCACTTTAACATCAAATTTAGCCGTTGTAATGACCTTGCCGTCCGTAGTGGACAGTAGGATCTCTACTTGGCTTGTTCCCAGGATGAGCATACTGCTTTTCATGGTCAGCTGGACTTTGCCGTCAATCACTTGGGCGGTGATCAGTGCTTTTGTACCATTGGGTCGGATCATGACCGCCCTGGCTTCTGCGTCTGCCGGGAGTGCGTACAGTGCGCCGTTGTCCAGAAGGTTGATCAGAATAATGCGCCCGGCGTCATCTTCTGCTTTAGCGCTCACAGTCACATAACGGTTTGCACCGTTGATGTCAATGAATATTTCCTGTAATGTTGTCATTCAATATCATCCTCCGTATCGGTATAGGCTTTGATCAAGTCAAGAGTGTTGTCCGCTGTCATGCTGTCTCTGTTCAGTTGGTGAATGCCCTGCATAGCTTTGTAGCTTCGTTGGGTCACTCTGCGGTAATAGTTGCGTTTGAACGACCCGATCTCACACCCGGTCAATTCGTGCTTTAAACAGTCGTATTCCAGCTTTATTACTCTTGCCTTGGCTGACAGGCCCAACTTATTCAGAGCGATGGTAACGGTGTCACCGAGTTCTATGTGTTCCAGTTCCCGGAACATTTGGTACGCTGGATCCTTTCGCAGATCCAGATAGTCAACGGCCACATTGATTTTTGGCTCGTCTATTCTATCCACCGAAAATTCCAAAGCGGCTAACCGCCGGATCTCCTTAATCACATCTTCGATGTCCGTAAACGCCGCGTCGTTGTTTGTCAAGCGGCGTAATGAGTGCTTAAAAGGGTTCATACCGCTGCCAGTCCGTCTTACTATGTTGAACCATATTTTGGTTACCCCTTTGGGTACCGTGAAGCTGTAAGCAAAGCTGTTCCCCCACCAGTCGATTGTCGCAAAGAATGCAGGAGCCGTCATCCACTGATCTCCGTCTTTGTAAGCGTAAAAAAAGGGGCAGTCTTTTCTATATCGACTTGTCAGTCTGTAACGACTGTTTGCAGACACTGCCGCTACACCGTAGAAGCAGTTCTTCTCGTTTACGCGTATCACCTTTTTGCCGCTCTGCTGTAGGCGGCCTGGGTATATGGAAAACGGCTGCGGCGTATATTTGGAACTTACATAATACGACTTGATGGCAATATGTGGGTAGCTGAACTCCTTTTCTTTTTCGCTTACTACCAGCTCGTCATTGTATATGCCCTCTGTCGTGGTGGGCAGAATACTTGTGACCACATCGTTGGTGTTGACCGTGAATTTCACTCCAGAGGCATTGACTCCATCTCTAAGAACAAGACCTCGGTCTTTTCCCAACTGTTTCATAATCTGAATGTTAAAATTATCTGGGATCCATTCGGCTGACCATTTGCGGATCACACTCTCATCGTCCCCAAGCAATGCGTCGTATGCGCTTTTGGCGTCTGAGTAATAGCAGGAAAACGACTTGAATGTGTCGAGTCCGGTTACACTCGGGCTGAAGTCGGATGTTTTCAATACCGTGCTTGCAAAACCGTAACAGTTTGATTGCTCATCCCCACATTCTCCTGGCAGCGTCCGCTTCAAGTCGAATATAATATGCTGCGCTGAAGCTTTGACTTTGGTGTCAGAAGTAATCACTTGCCATATTCTGAATGCTTGGCGTTTCGCCCATGGTGTGTCCACCACCAACACATTTTCTTCTGCAATGTACTTCCACCGGCCCAGTGTGTCTACCGGGTGCTCCATCTCCACCACTATGGCGCCGCCCAACTCAATGCTGACGGTGCAGGAATAAGGCGTCAGTACCATATCGCCATTGTGTTTCAGTGCCGCTTTTCCTGTGAAATTCTGCTTAGAATATACTTCGATCATAGGCGCCTCCAGTTTGGCACATACTCCAGTGTTGCAGGGTTCTTCGTTCCTCCAAATTTGATCGTATTTGCGCCCTTGACCAACACCAGGCCGTCCAAGTCGCCGGTTGCGTTGCCGTTGATGATCTTATAATCGCCGGTGTAGACCATACGCCTTTCCACATCTATAATGGTGGTTGGCGTTGTGATCTGTACGGTCACTGCATTGCCGTTGACTGTGATCGTTGCCGTGTTTCCGGTTGGGTATTTGGTCGTTATATAGAAGATCGGGTACGCTGTCTCATACTGATTGTTAACGGCCTCCGGGCACGGCACTCTTGTTCCACCGCGCACCAGGTACTGGTATGCGGTGCAGGTGAATGTGACCGTAAACTGTGCCAGCCGCCGGTATATGCGAGTGAACTCTGAGGTCTCCACCTTGCGGACCCGGAGGTAATACTCCGCGTCGTCGTTCTTGATCAGCCGACTGGGGCCGATCGGGTGGAATAGCCAGTCTTTGATCTCGCGCACCCGCTCGTCCCATTCTGTGCCGTCCTGTACCAGGAAGTTGCAGGAGTAAGGCACCTGTATGTCTTCATAAGTGCCCTGGTCAAGGTAATAACTGCCGTCCATGGCCGCCACATTGGTTTCCTCAATCTTTTTGACTGCGGCGGGCATATTGGGTCGCTGGGTCGCCTTAACCCCCAGTTCGGAGGCGTTTTTGCCTCCGAAAGTAAAGTCAAACTTATCCATCTGTGTCCAACCCCTTTGCCATTTCATAGTTTCGCTGATCCTTAGTCACTTCGTCTGTAACTTGCTGAACGACCTTGCTACCGATCTCCTTACCGTCCAGGTAAGTATGTACGATCACTGTCGGACGAACACAGGCGATCAGTCGCTGGAGCTGGTTGTCCAGCATTTTGCTAAGGGCCGTATAGAACGGACTCAACGGCAAAATTGCTTCCCCGCCGGTGCTGGGTTCACCGCCTGCCAGCAGTGTGCCGCCGTATGCACCAAAGATCTGTCGTCCGCGCATAATGGCGCCGCCTGCGTACCAGTCGATATTCAGCTTGGGTACAGATGGCGGATCCAGGCTGAAGCCGCCGGTAATACTAAAGTGCGGCAACTTGATGTTTGGAAATTTCAATTTTAGCTTGTTGAAGAAGCCCCGAATGGCAGCCAAGCCTTTGCTCACAATGTTTTTCGCATTGTTTATACTGTTGGATATGCTGTCTTTGATCCCACCGAAAATGCGCGATACCAGGTTTTTAATCCAGTTCAGCGGTACGCTGATTATGTTCTTTAGCGCATTGAACACCGTCGATACTACCGTCCTGATGGTGTTGACTACTGTGGTAACTACGGTCTTAATCGCTTTCCAGGCAGTGGTTATAATTTTTTTCCAGATGGTCACATAAGTGACGATCACGACACGGATTGCAGTGAACACCTTTGTGATTATATTCCTAATACCGTTGATAATTGGCGTAAGGACAGCCTTAATACCGTTCCACACAGCGGTCCAGACTCGCTTGATCGCATTACCGACAGTCGAGATGATGGTGCGGATCACTCGCAGGGCGTTTGAAATAACGGTCTTAATAGCATTGAATGCTGCGAAAACATATTGCTTGCAGTTTTCCCAAATAAAGCGGAATGGCAGCGTTATGATGTTAAATGCAGCGCTGAACAGATTGGCGATGAACATAATGGCCACTTGTATGCCGTTTTTTATTCCGTTCCATACTGTCTTAACAAAATTCCACAATGTCGTGAAGATGTTTTTTATCCAATTCCAGGCTGTCTGAAATATGGCTTTCGCTTTATTCCACACATTCTCCAGAGCCGGTTTGATTTTGTCCCAATTCTTAATAATCAGCACGATACCGGCTACTACAGCAGCCACAACGGCGGCAATAATCACGCCTTTAAGGCCAAGCGTCGAAAACACACCTGTGATAGCCTTGCCTATCTTCCCGGCGCCGCTGGAGATCTTGCTGACCAGTCCAAGGCCGGACACGGCGCTCTTGATCTTGGAAATACCGGATATTGCGCTGCCGACCGTGCCTATAATTTTGCCTATTCCAAGGAGCAGCGGTCCGATAGAGGCCACCACTAATGCGATCACAGCAATCGTTTTCTGTTGGCTGTCACTTAATCCATTGAACTTGTCTATGGCGTTGGTCACAGCTTGTGTGATGGAGCGGATCTCCGGTGTGAACTGCGAGGCCAAATTGATCCCGGCAGACTCAAAAGCACCGCTCATGTTTTCAACATCGCCGGCCAGGTTGTTCAGCATGTTGTCCGCCATATCCTGTGCTGCGCCGTCTGCGTTCTTAAAGCTGCTCGTCATTTTGGTAAGTGCGCCGGACCCTCGATCGATCAACGCCTGCATACCTGATAAGGCATTTTTGCCGTACAATGTAACGATGGCGTTTTCTTTCTGTTCTTGGGTCATACCCTTAAACTTAGACTGTAGCTGCGCGACCTGCTCACTAAGGGAGATCATGTTACCTTTGCTGTCAAAGAACTTGACACCCAGCTCTTCCATTGTGTCTCTCATTGCTTTGGTTGGTGCTGCCAGTCGTGACAATGCGCCGCGAAGAGATGTACCAGCCTGGCTTCCTTTAATCCCCTGGTCGGACATAATGCCGATCGCAGCTGCTGTTTCTTCAAGAGAAATACCTAATGAGGAAGCGATGGGTGCAGCATACTTCATGGCCTCGCCCATGTCTGCCACTTCTGCGTTGGTGTCTGCCGCCGCCTTTGCGAATGCGTCCGCCACATGTACAGACGCACTGGCGTCCAAATTAAAGGACCGCATGGTGGTTGCCATTACTTCGGCCGCATTGGCTACATCACCGCCGGACACAGCCGCCAGGTTTAGTACGCCGGGAATACCTGCCATGATCTCCTTGGCGTTATATCCTGCCGTGGCGAAGTTCTCCATACCGGCTGCGGACTCAGAAGCGGAGAACACCGTGTCGGCACCCAGCTGGATGGCTTGCTTGCGCAGCTTCTCGAATTCATCGTCGGTTGCACCTGCAATCACCTTAACGCGGGACATCTCGCTGTCGAAGTCCGAAGCGGTCTTGACGGAAGCAACGCCCACACCTGTGACTGCGGCGGTAATGCCCAACATTTTCTGGCCCGCTGCTGATACCTTGTCTCCTGCGGTTTTCATTTTGTCGCCATATTCTTTCAACTTGGCGGAGTCAAGCTCTTTGTTGGCTGCTTTCAGCTTCAGCTTCATGTTCTCCAATTCTTTGGAAAACAGTGTGCCTTGGTTCTTGGCCTTAGTCAGCTTATCGGCATTGCTCTGTAGCTTGCTTTCATTCTCAGCCAGGGCCTTTTCGGCCGCTTTGACTTCTTTCTGCAAGGCTTTTGTTTCCTTGCTGTTCTTGCCTGTTGCCTCGGCCGATTTGTCATAGGCGGTTTTGGTCTGATTGAGCTTGTTTTGCAGTTCTGAGTGCTGCTGCCACAGCTTCTTGTCTTCAGCCGTCAGTTCGGCTACCCGCTTGCTGTTGGCGGAGATCTTCTCCTCCTGGGCTTTGATCTTTTCAGTGAGCATTTGTACCCGGGCGCCGACCTCCTGGTGAGACTGACCCATCAGTTTAGCCTTTTGGGCAGCCAAGGAGTACTCCTGCTGTAGTTGCCGCATTTGGGCGTTCGCCTGCTTCATAACAGCTGTATAGCTGTTTGCGCTGGCCGTCAGTCGTATTGACGCTACTGCCATTGTCGTCCTCCTTTCTATCGCTCATCTGCGTGTTCCAGTTTATACTTGATCAAAGAGAGAATGGCAAACACATCACCGGTAAGGGCGTATTGCAGATCGCAGCGCAGACACTGGGTTGCCACATCCAGCAGGCTGTTGATTACTTCCAACTGCGCGCTCCAATAGTCTTGTTCGTCCTCTTCGTCCGTGTAGCCGTTCTCTCTGTCGTATTCATCGAATAGACTCTTAACTCGTTCTACCTGTTCCTCCGGACTCAGCCGGTTGATGGCTTCCGTGATCCGCTGTGCCAAGAAGTGGGCGGTGTTGCCCGCCACCAGCACTTCCTCTATGTCGGCTTTCAGTACATAGCCCGCTGCTGTTGGCAGCACGGCTTGTACAAGGCGGATCGTTGCTTGCAGTCCCGGTGGTTCATCTGTACCGACGGCACGCATATAGGTGCAGTACCGCCGGTAGAACTCCAGGGACGCCGTGGAACGGTAGATTGTTCCGTGGCAACTGACCGTTATATCCGGGATCAGCTGCCACGCTTGAAATTTGCTGTCATGGCGTCGATCTTCCGTTCAATCCGTTGTGCCAGATTGAGATCAACTGCCATGTAAGCCACGATCACATCGGCCACATCGGTGTCGCTTCCTGCCAGCTCTTCGGCTGTGAACTGTTCACCGAAAGCGATCGACAAGGCGTTGATGATGGCGGTGTAGGTCGGAGCGTCGATGGCGTCCTCCTCCAAGTTGACCGCTTCGCACGCCTGTTTGTATCGCAGGTATGTAGCCGTGCCCATGTGGTTGATGGTGTAATTCTTACCGTTAAGCTCCAGCTGTGCAGCCGGAGCCTTTTCCATAATTGCGTCCATATTTTACTCCTTTAACCGCCGACTGCTGCTGTGCTTGTCGTCCACTCCTGAACTTTGGAGAACCAGCCGGCAATAGCACCGGCAGCGTCCTTGTCTTCTGTTATCAGATTGCTTTCGTCTACGGAGCAACTAAACTTACCGTCGTGCTTGCGCGCGTAGCAGGACAACTTAATAGTGTCGGTCTGCGTAGACACCTTGTCCGCCTTGGTCTCGTTCGTCTCCTCCATACCCTCGCTGGCGGTGCCACAATAATACCAAACGAACTCGTATTTGTTGTTAAGGCGCTTGACGCGATAGCCGATTGCGATCTCGTTCGGTTTGTCGTCTTCACCTTTCACCAGATAGCCCTTTTCATACAGATGGCCAAAAAGCGTAGCCTTTTCTGCCGGGGTCAGGGCGTTGACATCCAGCTCGATCTCCGTACCCTCGTAGTTTGTCGCAGTTTCTTCAACCGCGTCATCGGAATACAGCTTCTCGCTGGAGAACTTGTCACTCACTTTTGCGCTGATGGCTCTTGCCAGCTTGGTCGGAATGCCGGCGGTGTAGCCGGTTGCGTCGTTTTTTGTGACCAGCGCCACATAGATGTCTTTCAGACCTACCCGGCGGCTGTGTACATTTCTTTCCTCGCTCATTTACTTATCCTTTCTCCGCCTGATTGGCGGCATTGTTCTTTTCAACTGTCAGTGAGAAGCGCAGCTGTTTGACATATAGCTCCGTGTCGTCCTCGTAAGCGTTGTTGCTCTCCAGGAAGTCAAAGCCATAGGCTTTCATCAGAGCCAGCACTTCGGCGGCCAGCGACACCTCGTCCACCAGGCTCCAAATATTCACCTGAACCGTAGCTGTCTCGCTCTCGCTGTCATCGTCGCTGTGGTCATCCTCTGCATAGCTGAGCGGCCAAAGAGAGATATGCGTATCTGTAATATCCGGGTCATACCACCCCTCCCGGACCGGAATACCCCGGCCGGAGATCTGCAACAGTGCAATACTGGCTTCATTGATCACATCTAACATATCGGTCTCCTTAATCGCCTAAATACTTGTTTGCGTATGACTGTAGCGTCGTTTCGGCAATGCGGCGGTACATGCCCTCGCACTGCTTGTTTGTTTTGTTAATGAATTCTCGGGGGCGCATTTTTGATGTTCCCCATTCAACGAACTTCATATAAAACTGCGGGCTGTTGTCGCTGAGCTTCCAGCCTACCTCTGCGTTTGAGCGGCCGTCTGTGTCTGTCCTTGTGTTTGACACAGGGATCACATCAGCGGCGTGGGCAGGTGAGTACTGCACGAACCTGTGGCCGAGATACCGACCGGTTTTGCTGTGGTCCCTCGACCTTGGCACATTCCGCTTCATTGTCCTGTGTGTTTCCAGTTTGGACAGATTGATGATGTGGCGGGTGCATTGGCCCACCACATCTAAAGAGCTTACCTCTTGCAGGTTTTTTAGCAGCTGCTCCATACCTTGGAACTCCATGTTGACTATCATAAGATCACCCCTTATGTGGTACGCTCACACTTTAGCGTGACGAACTCGTGGCTGCCTCTTGAATAGTCGATATGGTAGATCCGATAGCGTGCGCTGGTGGCTACCTCTTCCACAAAGTAGTCCTTGGCATGTCCTCGCATATCTTCCAGGGCCTTGCAGTAACGCAGTTTGAACGCCAGCACTTCGTGCAGCTTGGCAGCCATTGCCTGGTACAGTTCCTCGCCGTACAGATCGGCCGGCGTTGCCCACACATTCATATAGTGTGGGGCGCCTGCCTTATCTTCGATCTGTCGGCCGCCTGTGGTGGAAAAAACACGCTTGCGAATATTGATTTTAATTTCCATCACTGGCACCTCCGTAGATCTCGCTGTTCAGGAATGTGGAGGCGTGACCGCTGAGAAGCTGCGTGTTTGTGCCGTACTTCTCCCTGTGGTCGTACAGGTCCTTAACGGACATCAGCAGCAACAGATCTTGGCGTGCGGTCGGTGCGGCTGCGTTATAGCCGGGGATCAATTCGCCGAGCGTTTCCACCGTTGCGTCAATCATCAACTGGATCAGTTCGTCATCGTCCGCATAGTCCACCCGCAGGTAGCTTTTAACCGTGTTCAGTTCCATTGCTTACCTCCGTTCTTTTGCAGTTGACTGCAAATTAGCCCGCTGCTGCTTTCAAGAAGCCCTTGGCCATGGCCGCGCCGTCAACCACCTGTACATCGAAGCGGTCGCGCACCTTGCAGCCCATCGTGTCAGAAGTCCAGTACACATTGGGGTTGGCCTCAATGGTCATCTTCTCTCGATCAAACAGGGTTACTGCCTCGTGGCCGTCGCCCATATAAATGGGTGCGCCCTTGGCAGTGTCGGTCTTAAGGGCCTTGTTGGATAACACGGTGATCGGATAAGAGCCGAAAAGCAGCTTTCCGGTTTTCTTCATCGGGTCCGGTTGCAAAATGTAGTTGCCATCTTTGTCTTTTAATCTGTCCAAGAAGTTAAAGCCATCCTGGTTGGTGATCACCTCAGCGTTGAGGGCAACTTCTGGATCCAGGGTCACATTGAATACATCTTTCAAACCGTCTACATCGGCGATTGCAACCGGACTTTCGCCCGCTGCGGTATCAAATGCGGCCAGGATCTTAGCGTTGCGGGTCGCGGTGCTCTTTTTGGCACAATAGTTTGCCAAAAAAGCCAACAGGTTTTCGGCTGTGTCGGCCAACAGATCGTTGGTCAGCTTCATAATGTCGCCGTACTTCTTGATGGAGTAATCCACAGCAATTAGTGTTGGCGTGTCCCCTTCGGTAAAGTCGGCCGCTTCATCTACTGCGGGCCACGCGGTGATGGCTGCGTCCTTTTCAATCACGCGGCGGCCTTTATTGACCGATGTGTTTTCCACATTCACATGGCTCTCCAGCGTAATCCGGCTGCGTTTCAGCTCCTTGATGGTAGTCTGCAAGTCCTGCGGGACAGTCAGTCCACCGTTGATGTCTGTGCCCTCGGACATTTGGTTTACGATCTGTTTTTCCTGTTCGGACAGGTAGTCCTCAGGGTCGCCGCCCTTACGCTTGGCAGCAAACTGTGCCTTGATCAGGGCGGCAAATGCGCTTCTGCACTGCTTCGGCGTAAATTCCTGCTGATCAATGACCTGGTGCGGCTCTGCACCGACATTGTCCTTATGGGCGTCCATTACATCAGCCAGCAGATCAAACTTCTGCTGCAAATTCTGCAATTCGTCTTTTGCGGTCTGGGCCTCGGTCAGCTTGCCTGCTTCGGCCAAATCCTGTACTTCCTGCTTCTTCGCGTTAATGCTATCCAGCAGGGCTCTGAGCTTTTTGTTCATTTGTTTTTCCTCCTAAAAAATTTTTTATTTTGTTCCGTAAAGGTATAAATCCGCCAGGATTTTGTCCTTTTTGGCGTCTTTGTCGGTGTCTGCGTTGACACCGGGCGGCAGGCGGGTGTACCTGTCATAGAATGTGCTTGCGCAGGCCACCATCGGCTCGGCGTTCTCCACTTCGAAGTTGAACACTTCGGTGATATTCTGCGAAGTCAACCAAGTTTCCGCCGTCATAAGGTTCGCAAGTGCTTCTCTGTCCACTTTTTCGGACATTTTTGTGCTGTACAGTTCCAAAATACAGTCTTTGGCAATGCTCAGCTGCTCAATTACCGTCGCAAAGTCAGTGGCGTTGCCCCAACAGCCCGTCATCGGGTCGTGGATCATCACTTGCGCACCGGTGCGAATGACCACCCGGTCGCAGGCACACAGAATGACGGAGGCAATGCTGGCGGCAATACCGTCCACATATCCGACGGTCTCTCCTGCGTGTGCTTTGATGATATTGGCAATGGCGATCCCGGCGAACACATCGCCGCCGCCGGAGTTGAAGTGAATTTCAACCGGCTTGTCCGGCTCAATCTGGTTGAAGAAGTCGGCTACTTGCTGGGGGCACTTGTCATTGGCATATTCACCGCCATATCCGCTGTAGTCGTACATACAGATGTCGCCATAGAAGTTCAGCACAGCTCTGTCCGCCTCATTATAGAGGGCACAATAGCCTACCTTTTCCCGCTGATTGCTCACACGGTTAAAGCGCTCAAAATTCAATACCTTGTTCATACGATCCTCCTTTCCGTCAGTCTGTGTTGTTGGCGCCGTACTGGTCACCAACTCTATCAAGCGGAATGTATGTTCCGTTGACAATGGGGTTGTCTCCGCCCTGTACCGGCGGATTGTCTTCCAGCTCTCTGCACTCATTGATGGTAGCAATGCCCTTGTCCACCTTTTGTGCAAAAATTTCCGTCTGTGTTTTGCTGTCTGTCCGCAGTAACACCTTGTCATTGAATTTGTAATAAAATCCAGCTGCCCGCTGCGGATCTGTCAGGCATTTATAATTTAATTCCTGCTCAATTTGTGATATTGGAAACAGCATTGTCTCGGTCAGGAATGCCAACTGCTGTTGCTCGCTGTTGGCATAGCTACTCTTTGAATAGTCATTGATCTGCGTGGGCTTGATCCCGAACGCTGCCGCAAGCTGCAAAGCACCGTACTGTTTCAACTCCAAAAACTGGGCGTCTGACAACTTAAAGTCGATTGGCTCCAGTTTGAAGCCCGGCGGGACCGGAATAATGCGTCCGGCGTTGCTGGCACCTGCACCGAATTCTTCAAACTGCGCAATCATTTTTCTTTTGGCGCTCTCGCTTAATTCTCCTGTGTAATTCAGCACTGCTTTGCCGGTCATGCCGTTCTTGAACAGCTTGTTTTGGTATTCCTGCGCAGCAATTTGGCCGTCTACGGTGGACCGCAGCAGTTCCAATACAGACGCCCCTCGGTACCCATCGAATGTAAAGAAGTTCTTGAAATGCAGCACGGTGTCCGGGTCAAAGATATAGCTGTGCCCGGTGTAGCGGTCTTGATACCAGTAGTACAGCCCGCCGCCGTCCGTCCCGAAGATACCGGCGTCGTCCACCAGCAGATTGACCTGATTAGATGGCATGATCCACAGGCCCTTGGCCTTGACTGAGCCACCATACTTCTGCCTGGTGAAATCTTGCTGCACCCACACATAGGCGTTGCCGTAGTGGTCCAGGTTGGCCGACACGCTACTCCAGAATGTAGCCGGTGTCATATATGGGTTTGGCCGCTCTGTCAGCAGCACCGCCATATCGTCCTTTTTTGCCGTTTCGATCTTGCCCTCGGACTTTCGGTAAAACTTCAGCGGCATTGACCCCAAAGTCTCTGCCTTTTTCTTCAGGCAAATGTAATAGGTCACATCATTTTGTGGCCGTTTGCCGGATGTTTGAATGCCCAGAAACTCCATCAGGCTTTCGTCCCCCGGCGAAGTGCTTGGCTGTACAAAGGCGTTTCGTACTGCCGTTGCGTTTTTTCGCAGATTATCAAAAAATGGCATTTTATTTCGCTCCCATCAGTGAAAGATATTCTTCTACCACATCGTCCAAGTTGACTGCCTGCTCCTCCTGCATTGCCATTAGCCAGGCGTCGATCAGCGCGTCTACCGGGTCGATACGGTCCGTCTTGACTTCCTTGTCGATCTTAACCTCTCCATAGGAGTTGCCCACCGTCTTGGCGGACAGCATGGAGCGGGTCAAAAGGGCGTCGTCGCCGTTATACTCCACATGCCCTGCCTTGATCTCCAGCCGTAGGTCCTCCGTAGGCGTTGACAGCACCCGGTGCGTTTGCGTTACTGACAAGCAGGGGGCGATCTCCTCCAGGTCTGCCAGAAATGCAGAAGCGTTGTGCGGGTCGTAACAGATGACTTGTAGATCCAAGTCATAGTCTGCAATCAGTTGCTTAAGGTAATTGAGAATGTAGCGGTAGTCTGTTTTTACACCGCCCATTGTCTCCGTTACCGTAATCAGACCCTGCCGCACCCACACATCGTATGGGGCGTCGTCCGACTGTATATGTTCTTCCAGCCGCCTGGACGGCATGAAGCTGTGACTGAAAACAAAGTACCGTTTTTCGCCATCCACATAGTAGGGGACAACGATACTTATACTGGTCAGATCGCCGCCGGAGGACAGGTCCAAGCCGGCATAAGCCTTTGAACCGATAAAGTCCTTTAAGGTGCGGTCTGACGCGCCTGCCGTCCATTCCTCGGCATTTTCAATGTAGTTGTTGCCCGCTGCCTGGATCCAGCAGTTCAGCTGCTTTACAACGAAGTCACGGAGAGTGTCTCCGCCCTCCAGCCGGGCCTCGTTGGCTGTGGCGATCATGTTACCCAGCAGATCCGGCCTGCCTCGCAGCAGTGGATTGGACTTTAGCCAGTTGGTTGGCTCGAAATAATCGTCTCCCTGGTCCATTTCTGCAATGAAAACAAATCGTGTTGGATTATCGAAAGTGCCGTCCAAGATACAGCAACAGGTCTCGTACATCTTGTGGCAAGGATATTTGAGATTGAACCCGGCAGTGGTAATAACGCTGATCAGGCAGGATTGCATAAACTTTGTGCCGCCCTCCAGCAGTTTATAAACCTGGTTGTTTTTATGGGCGTGGTATTCGTCCACGATCCCCAGGTACGGCCGGAAACCGTCTATTCGCTTGGTGTCACCGGACAGAGCGCGTATGCGGCTGCCGGTCAGCTTGCAATCTATAGTTGAGTTGTGCTCGTGCACATTGAATAGGGCCTCCAGGTCGTGGTCGCTGCGGATGAACTTCACCACTTCGTTGAACACGATCTTTGCCTGGTCTGTCTTGGTGGCTGCACAGTAAATCTGCGCATATTTGTATTTGGTGAAGTTGCCGTAGAATGTGGCCAGGATCCCATTAAGTATGCTTTTGCCCTGCTGCCGGGCCAGTTGGATATATGAGGTTCGGTACCGGCGGTGATTGCCGTCTTTGGTTCGCCAGCCGTGCAGGCTCCCCAGTATAAACGCCTGGAAGTCAGCGCAGACGAACGGCGTCTCTTCGTCACCCTCGGCAATGGTCAGCTTCTCGGCGAAGTTGATCAGAATTTGCGCTTGGCGTGGATCAAAGTAATAGGCGAATGGCGCCAGGTCGCTTTTTTCCAGGTCATCTAAGTGGCGTTGGCAAGCTTGGATTTCTCTTTTGCCGACACCTGCCACTTGCCCGCCGCACACCCGCTTTGCGTAGTCTGTTGTGCGATCAATCGGCGACATCATCACTGACCAGGAATTTATTGACCGGCTGCTCTTTTTTCTTTGGTGCCACCAGGCCGAAGCGGGCGCTCATTGTTAGACCGAAGTCGGCTGCGCCCTGCCGGCATTGCTGCCATAATCGGCTGCGGGCAATTTGCAAATTCTCGTATGTAGAGTTGTATGCCAGCGTAACGGTGCCGTCCGGTCGTTCGACTTCTTTCATCATCTGCGTTTTGGTCAGCTGCTTGGTGACTTCCAAGAAGTCCCGCTCTACCACGACCAGCCGGAACAGCGCCTGGCTGTCCAGATTGCTGACTGTGTTCTCTCCAAGCCGCCGCAGTTCCTCCACGATCTCGTCGAAACGCTGTTTATACTTCCTGGGCGCGCCTTTTGGGTACTCAATGTGATCCGCCGGAGCGACCAGTTCTCCCTGCCTGCGCTCTTCGATCTCAGCCTTAGTAAAGTGCTTCTTGCCTTTTGCTATAACTGCGTCTGTTGACTGCCTTTTTCCGGCCATTCTGGTCACTCCTTTCCGTAATACTTCAAAAATAATCTATCTTCAGGTCTGTAAGCCTTTGAGCCTTCGTGGGGAGTTTTCTCCGTAAGAAAGAGTGGGCGCGACTATCCTCGGGGTGCCCCAAACTTCCCTTGCACCCCCTCTGCTCCGCCTCGAACCGCTCCAGCAGCCGCCGCAAAAGCTGCTGCGTTTTCTTTTTTTCAGCGATAGAAGAGTCATACAGCGCCTCAATCTTGTTGTGGTTGGCGTTGGTAAGAGGAAAAAGGTTGCGCTGGTCGCAGCGTTTGCTCCAGTCCTCACTTAGAGGCACTATATGATGGACCATCTCTGCGTATTGGATCACTCTATCCACATATAGTGCATACAGATCCAGTCCTCCGGCGTGTTGCAAGCGGAGCGCTCTTGCTTTGCGCCATTCGGCGCTTGTATAGAACGCATACGCTCTCTTGTCTCTGCGGGTGGCGTTATATTCCTTATGCCTGTCTGCTGCGTGCTGTGCACACTCCGGGCACATCTCCAGTGCCTGGGGAATGATCTTTCCGCAGCGGCACATTTTAAGCAGCGCCATTTCAATGCCCTCCCTTACATTCCATTGTAGTGAATAGTTTAGCGGCACACCATACAAGAAAAACACACGAAAAACACACGAAAAAAACACGAAAAAAACACGAAAAAAACACGAAAAAAACACGAAAAAAACACGAAAAAAACACGAAAAAAACACGAAAAAAACACGAAAAAAACACGAAAAACACAAAGAAATAAGGGGGTGGATACCCACCCCCTAAGGTTTAGCGCAACGCCTGCACCCCATATAAATACACGGCCAGCCGCTTGTTGATTTGGTTAATCCAGTTGTGTGGCGTGTTCTCGTGCGTTTCCATCTGCTCGGCGATTTGCTCATAAGTCTTTCCGTCGATGTATTTAAGGCGGAACGCCACCATCTTCTGATCTTCACCGACCGCCGCATAGTCCTGTGCGATCTGTACCAGCGCTGCGTCTATCTGGCCGAGCAGGCGTCGCGTGTCCTCTTGACCCTCCTGGTCCTCCGGCTGCACTTGTGAGCCTACATACGCCTGCATGGCTCTGTAGTTGGCCATCAGTGCTTTGGTTTTCTTGACCGCTTCGTTTTTCTTTTTGTGCGCCATTTTTCCCTCCTCTCGCCAAGCGTCTGCTTAACTGTGATGACCAGCAGACAGAGTGCACACAGTATTGCTCCTGCAACCACTGCCGTTGCGGCTAACAGTAGCAGGTGGATCAGCAGACGGAACAGCAACACATTAGCCACGGCCAGGTACTCAGCCATTCCGGTCACCGTCCTTGATCTGTTTGGCCTTGCCCACCGTGATCAGCAGTGCCGGTACTGTGCCGCCGAAAACGAATTTGAAGCCTTTGATCTGGTGGCGCCACATCGCTGCACCCCGCATTTGAACAACACCAAGCTGAACTTCTGCTCCCGGATCAAACTGGGCAAGGTAGCCTTGCAGGTCTGCCACCTTGAGCGTTTCTGTTCTTTTCTTATTCCACAAGCGCTTTTTAATTTCTTCCATGTTTTCTCCTCTCCGGAACTATAGTTCGTCTACCACTCTTTCTGCGCAGTACTTCGTCAACTCATCATGAAGCGACTGGGAAACTTGCATTGATAGTTCTATGATCTGTGTCTTTGGCTTACAGTTGGCGCACCACACTTTCATGTTGCCAGTGTTTATTCCCATTAGTGCGTATGGACCGTAAATGGTCATGCGGTGCCAACACACATCACGGTGGTAACATTGCTCGCAGGTCATTGTGCCACCTCCAAATTCCGTGCAGTCGACTGCAAAACTTGAATAACGGCGGCGGAGAGTTTGGCTCCGGTGGCCGGGTCCTTGGCATTGATCTTGCCGATCAGCTCCTGTACCTTTGCGGCGGTTTGTTGCAGCTCGGTGAAGTACACCCGGCAGGCTGCTACATCCGTGTCTGCGCCAGCTGCCTTGGCTTGCCGAACAGCGGCGTCCAGTTTGGTGGCGCTGCTGTCCAACTGCCGTTTCAGGTCTGCCTTTTCCTGCTCCAGCTGTTCTACAGTGGCTTTGGCTTTCTTCTCGGCGTCTGCCTTTGCCGTTGCCAGCTTAGCTTTGTATTCCTTGGCGGCTTCCTTTACCGCTTCCTTTCGGATCGCCTCCGGGTCCGGCGCTGCGTCGGCCCGCTGCTGCAATTCTTCCAGCTTGGCGCTGTACTTGGCTTTTACTTCCTGCTCAATGGAAGAACGGAGCGCGTCCGTGTCCACCGGCTCCGGTGCTTCGCTTAATTCGCTCTGTGCCTGACCAAGATCGAAGGTCAGCTGTTCCGTCTGCTTCTTGTAGCGTTCCACCTCAGCCTTTAACTCCCTGACCGTGGCGCTCTCCAGGTCCACATCGGCCGCGAACTCTTCCCGCTCATAACTGCTAATTTGAGAGATCAGCTCCAGCTTGGTGATCCCCAGGTCGGCGTGGTCGGCCATATACTTCTGACCCAGCTTTTCGTATGCTGATATGTAGGAATAGGCTTGCCGCTGCTTAATGCCGCATGCCTGCTCGGCGTACTCCTCGAATGTGTCGTAGCCCAGTTCTGCGTACAAGCCCTCATCCCGCATTGTCTTTAGATCGTGGCACACATCTACCAATGCTCTGGCCATCACCTGGCCGTTGGCCAGGATCCGGGCGTGGGTGTCGTAGGCTTTCTGCGTTGTGGGTGTTACTTCTTGCATTGTGGTGATTTGGTTATCCATAAGTCCTCCTTAACTGACTGCTTTTGCTTTTCTGTTTGATTTTAGATAGGCAAGCCAGGCTTGCATGAACTCCTGCACATCCGGCGGTGCAGGTCGGTTGTGATCCGCTCTGCATTGAATAACGGCGCCGTTTTTGAACTCAACGGTCACATAGGATTGATCCGGGTCCGACTGCTTTCGTACAAAAAGTATATCCGTCTTTCTGTCCAGGTATTTTTCCGTGTAACAGGAGTACACACAGTTGTGCTGGGCACACCCCTCTTTCAGCAGATCTTCCGGCCCCTCGGCCGGCCGAATAAACAGCCCGCTGCTTGCGTATGTATATTTGCGTTTCAGCTTTGGCAGATCCTTAGCTAAATTCTTTGCCCGCTCGGCTTGTTCTTTTGCTTTCTTTTCGTTGGCTCGGCGTGTCAATTCTTCGGAATACTGCCGGTGCAGATCTCGCAGATTCTGCGGTACGGCTACCTCTTTACGGTTAACATCCAGGCCCAGTCTACTGCACTGGTCCATATAGTCACTGTAGTCTGACAGCACATTGGCTGGCGTTCCATATCCTCCAGCTGCCTGCCGGTTTACCCAGTTCACCGCCTTTTGCGGAGGTAGGTGTCTCCGCAAAACATCAAGCGCCTTATAGCATTTCTGCTGGCTCCAGCTGTGCTGAAAAACAAGAAAAAAGCGGAAATTTTCGTCTGTCATTTTGCAGCCGTATTTTTTCAATGCCTTTGTTGCTTTGAGCGTTGAACAGCAAATGTTGTCTTGCGTCTTTAACATACGGTACTCCTGCTTGGTCAGTCGCATAGCCTTGTAAGGCACCACTTGCTTGTAGTCCAGACCGGCTGTACAATTCCACTCCACCTGTTCGGCTACCAGGTCACCGTTGCCCTCTTTTATTAGACGCTCTGTAAGCACCGGGTACCGGCTATATTGATACAGTAACCCAAGCAGGTTGACCGGGTAGTTGGCTATAGCGCTACGGTACAGTTGCTGCGCACATTCGTGGTATGTCTCCCACGGCAAATAGCGTAGGTTACTTTTCTCCAGCGCCTCTTCAAAGCCAAGCAGCTTTGCTCCCTCTGCCTCTGTACAGTTCCATTTGTTGTGATCCAGCTTAACCGGTTCCACCGTACACGGCAGTTGGCGTGTTGGCTTCTGTTTAATGCTAACTGACATTTCGCCGCCATAGTAACTGTATTCAGCCACGAAGTGCTGCCCAATGTTGAAGTATGCAGCGTACAGCAGTGTGCCCCTTTCCGGCGCGGCTTTATAGTTGCGCGTATAATCCTCATACACTCGAACGAAAGAAAGCAATATACCGCCGTTCCTTGTCCGCTGCGCCACCGCTACTACTGCCGTGTTACACAACTGACTACGGCCACGCCCGGCGTCTTTTACTCTGACTTCGTGCCCGCAGGCGGGGCAGCATACGGTGTCGTTATGCCGTGCAGAGCGGCAGGCTGCGTGCTTGTCCGTCCATAGCCGCATGTTCTCAATGTCGATCTACACATCCTTGCCGCAAGCGGTACAGTAGCCATACCTGTGACCGTATTCTTTGTGCTTGAAAAAATATTGCTCGTTGACGAATACCTGCTTGTGTGCAAATGTCAGGATCTTTTTCTCCGGCAGTTTTGGGCGGCCGTTCCAAATCTTCCGAGCCTGTTCCTGCGTAAGCGTGTTCAGTTTCTTTCCCATACCGACACCTCACAGCAGATCCAGCAGGTCGATGATCTCCGCCTTGGTCTCTTCGGCAGTAAAACCGTAATAGCCCGCTGCCCATTCGTACACATCGTCATTCGTTACAAAGGCACACTGGTAACCTTTCTTTTCCGTGATCCTATTCATCGCGTTCTCGACGATGTGATCATAACACTTTTTTAGACTCTTGCCCTTGGCCAACACCTTGTCCGCGTTTTCGTCGTTCACCAGGTAGTTGTCGATAATGTGTGAGCAAAGCTTTCGCACGGAGGCACTGCCCATCTTCTCCGCCTCCTGGTCGATCTTATCAATGGCTTTTTGGATTTTCTCAGTCATTTCAGCGTTACCTCCTTGATCTGCGCCAGCGCGCAACGCTGGCAGTGCTCGTCCAGTTCCGGCTTGTCAAGGCCGCACCGGTTATTGATTGAGCCGTAGATACACACATCTCGGCATATCGTCGCCAAGATCGCAACTGTAGTTTTTTCGTTCTCATTCTTCATTGTTGCGCTCCTCAATGGCCATACCGGCCACGGTGCCCAGGTTGATCAGATCCCTGCATACAGCTTCTGCTTTGGACAGATCCATTGTTCTGATCACGCCCTGCACGATCAGGCCGGACTTAACGACCACCAGGTTCCCACGCCGGTACAGATCGTACCCCTCTTCTTCCTTTTCGATAGGTTGCAACGCTCTTCTATTGATGAATGTCATGCCCGCACCTACAATTAGCGGTTGCCATACAGCGCCTGCGGCTACAATGCAGGTGTCCAGCGGGGCGGCATATTCTTCATTGGGGCATTGGTCTGCCAGCGGCAGATCCGCTTTCGGCATTCTTGTCATGATCACGCTGTCGTCCTCTGCCAAGTCAGCGACCATGCGCAGCGTCTCCGGCGTATATTCGGGGTGGCCGTACAGGATGTACCCGCAACTGCTGTTGCTGAGCATTTGCTCGCCGTCGGGCAGGTCATACAACAAATAGGTCTTGCTTCTTTTGCAAATGGATAACATTTTCTTAAAGTTCATTTGTCTGTCTCCTTTACGCTTATGCCGTGAATGTACAGCATAAGTTTTCGTTTGATGATGTATTCCTTTGTTTTGGCACCCTTGGTGTCTTCTACTACCCATTTCCAGGTGCCGTCCGGCTGGCAGACCTCATATACAAAGTCCGCTTTATAAATCACCGGGCGCTCTTTTCGGTATTCACCGACCCCTGCCGGGATCAACTCATAAGGGACCTGCTCCCGCAGGTTGCGCACCAGGCCGTGCCGTTCCAGCAGTTGCAACTCCTTTGCCCGCTTGCACTCGCTCCGGCTGTCGTAGGTGCGGCCGTCCACTTGGGCTTTTACTGCGTGGTATTTGTTGTTCCCCCTTGCTCGCTGCCGGATATACTCCTGGTACTGGGCAGCAGTCCAGTGTTCTTGGGTCCCCATCAGCCCGCTGCCTGCTCCGCAGGAGCGTAAGCCATACGGATGAACTGGTGCTCCACGGTGCCAATGCGCTGCTGCTCCTGCTCCAGGCATTTCTGCATATATTTGCTGGCAAGCACTGTCTCCTCAAACTCCCGGCGCAGATCGTCCGTCATGCCATACTGGCCCAGGCCTTTGGCGCTCTTAAAGGCGGCCCACTTTGGCCGGATCAGCGGGTGGTTGATGTTCAGTTTAAAGCCGTATGGATTGCTTGGCGCAAGCACCAGCTGGGTCTTGCGTTCTTGTTCCAGCCCGCGTACCTTTTCAAGCATCTGTTCCCATTGCTGTATGTATGTCACTTTGTCCTCCTAACACAGGTACCTATGGTTCTTTGCCCGAATAGGGCAGAGCACATAGGATTGATACTTGAAGCCTGTTACTTCGTCCTCCCAGTTGTTCAGCGTGTCTTTGACCACATAGTAGCCCTTGGGTGCTCTTGGCTCATCTGCCCAGTGGTCGCTATAGATGATCTGGTATTCCGGTTCAGGTACCACCAGGTTACGGCTGCGGCTAAAACACACCCTGGACTTGGCCGTGGTGTACTTGCCCTCGTGCCCTTGTTTGATGTGGGTCTCCTCGCGCAGGTACCCGCCGTAGGTGTGGTGGTCTCGATCATCTATTGGCACGAATTCCACCCGACCGTATGGCCACCTGGGCAGCTTGGTCAAGTCAATACCGGACAGCGCAATGTGAATATGCGGGTTCTTGTCCGGGGTCTCAATGGCTCTCATCCACTTGAATTCAACACCGGCCTTTTTATAGGCATATCGCAGTTTGGCCATATAGGCAGCCCACAGTTTCTTGATCTCTTGCAGATCCTTGGGTCTGTCCGCTTTGCGGAATGTAAAGGTAGCTGTCAGGTCACCTGATCCGAAGTTCGCATTGAAAATCATCTCTTGCTGTAGGCAGGCCTGGCGGTTGTTTACAATGGCCTGGGCCTCTCTTGTTTTGCCATAGTTGCTCCCTCTGGTGCATTTGTGCTTGCTGCCGTAGCGGGAGGAGTAATGCCGCTGAATGTATATACACTTACCTGCGTGGGTGGTCTTTTGCACCCATGGCATTTGGTTTGCTCCTTTCTGGACGGACCGGCACTCTATGGAAATGCTGAAAAACGCTGATCGGCTCCCGGGTGGAAAAGCAAGTTTCCCACCGGTTCACCGGCGTATTTCACATTCCCACAGAGCACAGCTCCTCATTATGCGGCGCGGGTACACACCCTGTTGCCGCCGGTCTCCTGCCTGCGCCTGAACCTGCTGAAGAATGCCAAGCGATATATATTTCTGCCGTTGGCGTTTTGCGTCTAAAAATAATACTTTGAACAAGGAGCAAAAAAGGAGCACAGACCCCTTTTTTCGCCCTTGCCGCACGGCTTGTCCTTGACTTCTCTGCGGTCCTTATATATAATGGATATAGCGCAGGCGTTTTACTTTCTTTTCGCCGCCTGTGTTCAAGTCGACTGGTCGCTCAGTCGGCTTTTTCTTTTTGCCCGCCGCTTTGTTCGTCGCCATACTCCAGCGGCAGCATAATGGCTGTCACTTTCGGCAATTCCATCAGAGCCTTGGTTTTCCGCTCTGCGATGACTTCCAGCGCCTCGTAGTTGCCGTCGCCACGCACATACACGGTATCGCCGGCTCTGACGGTGTTCCACGGCGCCCGCAGGACAATGTGGTCCTCGTCCAGTTTAGCAATTACCAAATCAATGTAATCTTCCATTTTCATCATCCTTTCCAAGTTGAATGGCGTGCAGATACGCCAATTCAAAGTCTGTCAGCGGTGCTACCAGCACCACCTTGTGGTTTTCGTCCTCAATCACCAGCCGTTTATCCTGCTGCGGCTCGTCCTCGTCCTTGGGCAGCACGAACACCGCCAGGGCGATCAATGCGCAGCCGGTGCCGCTGATTACAACGGACATCCACCAGTACGGATTATCCGCTATCAGGCAGCAGCCCAACATCACCAGCAGAAATCCGGTAATCACCAGGACCACGCCTGCCTTTTCGCGTTTCGTCATTGGTTTGTCCTTTCTTTGCAGTTGACTGCAATTTAGTATTTTCCGGCGTTGTATGCGTGGAACGCCGGGGCGAACACAGCCAACTTTGTGCCGTTCTCTCCCAGCTGAATGAGAGGAAAGCCCGGGCGGTGCATATACTGCCTGGCAGTCGGAATGCTGCAATTCAGGTATGCCGCCACATCTTCCGGACCAAGATACAGCTTTGTACCCTTGACCTTGACCTCTTCCTCTACAGCTTCGGCGGTGCGGATCAGGTCAATATAGCTTTGCAGGCGCTCCATACGCTGCTGCACGGCGGCGTCGAAGTCGTCCATTGCCAAGGGGCTGTCCTTGTTGATGGGTACTTTCATTGCTATTCTCCTTTCTTGATTAGGCCAGCCCTTTGGGCAAGCGGCAGAGCCGCAAGCTGCCCGCTGCACGGCAAAAGTGCCGATTGCGATAAATGTGATGTTGGGTGGGGCGGGCACCGGAAGCAGGAACATAAAAAATAATTTGACAAAAAAGAAAAGAAAAAAGAGAAGAAGTGAAAAAAGGTCCCGCTGCCTGCGTATCTCTGCCGCCGCCCAAAAGGCTGGCCGTGTATTTAGTTGTTACGCTCTGCGATGATCTCGTTGATTGCGCCGAGGATCCGCTCTTTTGCCTGGGGCGGTTTGCGCTTGCCGGTTAAAATCATCGAGATATAGTCAGTTGTACATCCCATTTTGCTTGCCACGGCTTTTTGGGTTATTTTGTTGATGTGCATTGTGCCGACTGCTTCCGCAATCCAACTGTCCATTTTTTTACTCCTTTCTGCCGTTTCGTTCTAAAAAACGAACATTTTTTGAATTTGTAGTTGTATTTTCCGAACTGTTGTGCTATTATGAATGTGCAAATCAACAGCACATTGGACTGACAAGAGGTAGCGCTCTCATAGTCCGGCTTGTTTCGTGTTCGGTAAACCTAACTACAAGTGCAATTATAATTCGGCGGAATGAATTTGTCAACACTAAAAGTTAGGTTTTATGAACTTTTGTAAATTTTGCACAAAAACAGAGGTGTAAAACTATGACTTTTTACGATAGATACCAACAGCTTTGTGTGGAAGCTGGTTCTTCGGCGACTGGTGTTGCCGTTTCAGTTGGTATATCCCGTGCCTCTGTCAGCGACTGGAAAAACAAAGGGGCTGTGCCATCTGCTCCCAACTTAAAAAAGATCGCTGACTACTTTGGTGTCTCTACTGACTACCTTTTGGGGAATACGGACATAAAAAATCCCCCGGACCAACAAAGTCCGGAGGAAATCGCCAAAGTGGCACTATTTGGTGGTGACGGAGAGGTTACCGACGAGATGTGGCAGGAAGTTAAAGGATTTGTAGAATTCATTAAAGATAAGAGAAAGAGAGAGAATGAAAACAACTGAGTCCCTGTTCGATGAGATCGAGCGCAACAACATAGAGGTATATCTGGGCAGTATGCCCGCTGCCAAGTCTGCGTCTGCCAATATCGGCGATGATTATTACATAGCACTTGACGAGCAGAGCCTGGAAAGCACCGCAGAGGCCCGCTGCCGCCTTGCCCACGAAGCCGGGCACTGCATAACCGGGTCGTTTTACAACCTATACGCACTGCTTGACCGGCGCAGCAAGCACGAACGCCGGGCAGATAAGTGGGCAGTAAAAAAGTTGATCCCCAAGGCCGAGTTGGAGGCGCAGCTGCGCCAGGGTCTGGAGCCTTACGAGTTGGCCGAGTATTTCAATGTGACGGAAAAATTTGTCCACAAGGCACTGGAGTTCTATTTTGAATGTGGAATGTCATAATCCACGGCGTGCCGTGATTATAGATGTAATTACTTAATAGGAGGAAAAAAAGAAATGGGTCTGTTTACATCAGCAGAGGAAAAAGAGAGAAAAAAGCAAGAGGCCGCCAAGGCCAAGCGTGACGAATTCATCACCAAATACCACCTGGAGGAGTATGCCGACGATATTCCGGAACACGAACTCAACCGGATTATAGAGACTTTTAAGGGAAATGCGGCCATTACTGTTGGCAGCGTGCTGTCCAATGACTATAGCCCGGTGCTGTTGAATATCAACTCCATGCAGGAAGCGATATTCAATCAGAACTGGATCATCATTAAGTTGCTTGCGAATATCAACCGCAACCTGGAGGACAAAGCGTGAAAAAATCATACAAGATTTTACTGTATGCGCTGCCGCCGTTGGTTGTAGCAACACTGCTTGCCTGTGCAGCTTTTCCGCCGTTCCTGATTGTGTCTGTTGCGCTGTTGGTGATTTATTACATTATTCTTACCAAGGTGCTAAAACTGATCCCCGCAGATGAGCAGGAAACCGCCCAGCATGAGCAACAGGGTACATACTATATGCCGCCTACGGTGCAGCAGCCCGCTGCACCACAGCAAGTACACCAGGCAGTTGTTCCACCTGCCCCTCCGGTCGCAGAGCCACCCGCCGCACAACAACCGGAAGCGGACACAGAAAAGTCCGTTGCCGAACAGCCCGCTGCTGTTTCGCCTGAGCCGGTGGCAAAAGCGGAGTCTATACCGCCCGCTGCCCCAAAAGAGGTGGAGCCTGTGGCACAGTGGGTTAACCCCAGGTATGCTGATGAGACAGAACACACGGAACCCGAACTGGAAAATATACCGAACATATCCGTGCATATTGATACGGAGCCTGTTACAGTTACACTGCCGGTCGTCGAGATGACCGACCCGGAGCCTGACTCGGCAGACGATGACGACGAGCCGGAAGAAAAAGGTTTTTATCGGCGCGGCTCCCGGCTGCGAAAGTTTCCGGAGGAGTTTGTAGTCATTGACTTTGAGACCACCGGCTTTTCTCCTATTCAAAATGAGATCATAGAGGTCGGCATGTTAAAGGTGTGCGGCACTGATGTGGCGGACAGCTATCAGCAACTTGTTCGGCCAAAAAGACCGGTATCCGGTCGGATTACCAAGCTTACCGGGATCACCAACGAAATGCTGGAGGAAGCGCCCGGTGCTGCCGATATAATGCCTGATGTGCTGGACTTCATCGGCGATCTGCCCCTTGTGGGTCACAATGTGTCCTTTGATGTGGGCTTCCTTGTGCGCAACGCTAATCTATACTGCGATGGGGACACGGCTTTTCCCTCATTCGACACAATGCAATGCGCCAAGCGGGAGTTACCGTTCCTGCCCGATTATAAGCTGGGTACGGTTGCCAACTACTTTGATTGCCAGGACGAGACTGCCCACAGAGCGCTGGCCGACTGCCACTCAACACTGGGCTGCTTTATTGGCCTTATGAACTATAATGAATAAATAAAAAAAGCTCCCCCCTGTTGGCGCAGGGGAGAGCCGATAAGCAGGAGATGTGCGTGCACATAACCCACCCAACACTGGTTATTGTAGCACAGCCCTGCTGAAAAATCAAGCAGGGCCTTTTTGCGCCCTTTTTTAGGGCTGCCCGCTGCTATATGCAAAGGAGAAGTGTTTGCAATGCCAAGAAAAAGAGGAAACGGTGACGGAACCATCTATAAGATGGAAAGCAAAGGCCTATGGGCTGCCCAGCTAACTATAGGCGTGGACGCCAATGGCAAGCCCAAACGCAAAACTGTGTACGGTAAGCGACAGGCAGATGTGCGGGCAAAGCTGGACGCTCTGAAGAATGAGCTTGCCACCGGATCCATCATTACCCCCGACAAAATGACGGTCGGAGATATGGCCCGCTGCCTAACGGAAGAAGATCGCGCGCTAAATATCATTGGCGAGCATTCCTACTTACGAAAGAACG